CAGGTGGATTGACAGCAGATGGTGGGTATATTTCGTTACAAGAAATAACAACACCTTCGGCAACGGCAAATTATGGGAAAATATATACCAAAACAGACAATAAATTGTATGTTCAAACTGGCGATGGAGTAGAACACGAGCTAGCATTTGTATAAAAATAAATAGGGGTGTTGTATGAATAACATAAATATAAGAACAATCATAATATCTATATTATTTGCACTAACTGGGATAATATTTAATGGAATAAATTGTAACCTTAAAGAGAATGGGATTGCAATAAATAAACTACAGGTTGAAAAAATGGATAAGAGCGAAATCTCCCAAAGATTGGATAGAATTGAAGGATATTTAATTGTTGTTAATAAAAAAAGTAATCAAAATGATATCTATATTGAAATGTTGAGTGAGGATGTCAGAGATTTAAAAGTAATGTTTACAGAATATATAAAGTAATAAATAAAGAGAGTGGGTATTAATACCTTACTCTCTTTATTGTTCTTATGTACATACGAGCTTATCAGAGCCTGTATAAAGCAATCTAAAAGGTTTCTGATGTAATTATATTTGTGAAGCAATTTAGACGCTTACCACCTACAGTTTTTTTCTTAGTTTCTAAATCATAATCTAATTTAAATTGTTTATAAAAGTTATTTGAATTAAGTGGTTTATTCCCATTAGTATAACACCAATCTTGATATAATGAATACATTTTAATTTTAGGAAGAATATCATCTTCATCTTTTGTTATTTCAATACATTCATCAGCAAATCTTAATATAGGATTGTTATCATTCTTTAATTCTTGACTCATTTTATCAATATAAGAAACTTTAGTAAATTTATTGTTTTCTATTAGTCTTAATAATCCTTGAATACTCCAAAATGCTATAGCATCTATTTCATTATTAAGTTTATCAAGTAAAAAGGGATCACAATTACCAGCATTAAAGGTATTTATAAACGGAATAATACATATTCTTCTAAATAATCCATTACTTAAATCATTCATATATGCTAATTGGTTCATAGCAAATAACATTTTAGCTTTATTCTTAAAAAAGAAACTATCTTTATACTTAAATTGACCCTCTATACTTTCACCACTTACTAATTTCTTAAAGTCCTCGGTTTGTGTAACATTTTTCCTTAATTCACTTGCTATATTTAATGATTTATCCAATAAAGCAGACCTAACAAACGATTTACCCAAATCGCTCATTGATAAATAAGATGTGTTATTAATTCCAACCAAATTTTGCATTACATTCAACATAACCGATTTACCATTAGCACCTTGACCATATAGTAAGAACGATTTTTCATAATTACATCCAGGATACAATGTATATCCCATCATTTCTTGTACTAATTCAATACTATCCTCATTATCTTTAAATGTACTAGCTAAATATTTATTCCAATTACTTAAATCGCCTTGCTTATAATTACAATTCATTATCTTAGTATTAAAATCATCTTTAAAGAATGTGTTTTCATTAAATACCTTTTTATCAATATTAAATGTTCCATTTTGAAATACAATATCAGAACTACTATTCAAATTTAAATCATTCGATGACTTAGTTAGTTTTAATTCAGCTAACTTTTGTAAACTATCTATTAAACTACCAGTAATTTTCTTTTCTTCGACAATTTCTTCTATCTTATTTAATATTTGTTTCTTAAATTGGTTAGGAGTTTGTTTTTCCCAATAAATACCATTCCATTTATAAGCTCCAACACCTTCTACTAATATATATTCCTTACTAAAATGATCCTTGATTATTGCTAATTGATTTACCTTTGCCATCATTCCTCCTCGTATTATGATTATTTAATTTTATTGCCAACGCTTCTTATTACCGACCAACCTTTATATGTTTTTCTATCACCTACTAATATCTCACTAAATCTCGCACCACATATTCCTTCACTCTCTTTCAATACATTTAATGACCTACTTTTTCTATACTCTCCAGTTGGAGATATTAACCAATAGTAATTATCATAAGGTCTTGAGTCTATATAATTTGATGCTTGTATGTATTTTTGATTGCCAGTTTCTTCAAATTCAATTTTAATCTTATTAGCTTTTTTATCATATCCGATGACTTTAATTTTACCATCTTTACTATTTAACTCTTTACCTTAAGTACCCTCATAATCAAATCTTCGACCGCTTAAATCCCAGTAATGTTCCATATTTTCTTTCCTTGTTACCCAGTATAAATTCATTAATGAGTTATTTTGAGTATTTAAATCGTCGTGATTAATTTCATTTCTTCTTTGATCGATATCATATCCAATAAATGCTATAACTACTAATTTATGAATAGAATAAATAGATTTATAATGACCCAATGCAACCCTTAAATAATTACCTTTGCTTGGACTTAATGTCTTAACGCCTCCTTTTTTTCTAACTTGTCCAAACCTACTAACCTCATAATTCGTATTAGAACTTATTTCTTTCCATCTTGGGACATTAAAAAATACTGTTTCGCCTTTTCCATTAAACTTAAATGTATATCTTGGTATATCTTTATTAAATTTTACATATTTTAAACCATCTGCACCTTCTACAATATCCTTCCTTCCTAACATTTTAGCCTCTCTTACTAAATAATCTTTAACTGTTAATTGACAATCCATTTTACATTCCTCCCTTAAGTTTTTTTAATATTCTTTTAATTTGTTGTGATACATTTTGTTTACTCTTATTTAACATTGCTGATATTTCATTAATTGTATTACCTTGATAAAAATGTAAATTTATTAAGTTTCTTTCAACATTATTTAAGTTTTCATTGAGTAAATCCTCAATAAATAAATTATCATATGACACGGTGTCACTAATAGTATTATCAATCATCTTTAATTTCTCATCATTATCCATATAAAAGTCCACATATTTAGTATTTTTATTTTTAAAAGCAGTTCTTGTGAGCTTAATTCCTCTAAACTTTTCATTAAACACCGCTTGTAGTCCACCATCCAAATTTATATATAAGTATGATGAAAATTTAACCGTTCTACCTGCAATAATTGGCTTATATTTCTCTATTGTATTTTGCAAGATAATTAAACTCTCTTGAATTAAATCACCGTATTCATCATTTGTCTGTAATTGGACTTTATACTTATTACAAGCTTTAAATATTATACCTTTATTCTCTAAAAGCCTTGTCTCAAATTCATCCAACCGTTCTTTACTCTTTATTTCATTAATATAAGAGTTAAACCAATCTAAATACCCCATTTCGCCTATCTTCATTCTCAATTCCTCCTTGTTTTATTTTGTAATTAGACTTTCTAAATATCATTACTCTTGACAAGTTAATATAAAAAATAAGGTTAGAGGTAATGGCAACAAAACCTCTAGCCTAATCAAGGAGTAATGAGAACAAATTGTCCTCCTTACATAGTTATAATAGTCAATAATCTACTTTAGTAAACTATTCCACTTTAATATAAAAATGTCACATCCCTTATACTTAAGTATACCAATTTCTTGTTGATCTATATTATAGATGACAAGGATTATATTAAAATGCTCCATTTTGAAACCCAATACTTAAGTGTGTCCAGGGAGTGTCAACCTATAAGTCCAAGGTAATATATGTAAATATCCTAATGAAATCAAGGGATAATCGAGGGTGTCAACCCGTCAATGGTATATATTAAAACTTTAAATTAATATAAACAAGAGAGATATATAAAAAATACCTAAAGGTTTTTACATTTACGGTTGACGGGTGGACACTTTTAAATATTGTAATAAAATCAACGGTTGATGAGCTTATATAGTGAATACCGAGGGTGGACATATATATAATAGTTTACTAAAAGGGTGGACATATATAATAGTTTACTAAAAGGGTAAATAATCTATTATACTAATGTAAGGGAAAGGGATTTGATAAGTATGGATAGACGATAGATTTTAAAGGAAGTGAAAAGATGTATGGGACAGAAGATTTAATAACTATAATAAGAGATGTTGAAGAATTAGAAAGATTAGGATTTAAGTTTATGATTAAAGGTAGTAAATTAATGATTAATGGAGAATTTGATAGGAAGATAGATTTACAATTATTGAATAGTTATAGAGGCTTGATAATGAATGAAGGATACTATGACAATGATGCAATACTTAAAGCATTAGAATATAAGAATGAATTAAAAGGGGGCTTATAATATGGCTAAAAAAAACGACACAATATTCGCAGAATTATTTGCTAAAGCTTATGTAAATAATGGCAGGATAATTGGGAGAGCTTATAATAAAGTAAATGTTATCCTCGGCAAGAAGAAATTAAGATCAGCTTTAGCAGGTAGAGCAGGAAGTAAATTAATGGAGAGTGAGTTAGTTAAGGAATTTATTGAAGAAGAAAAAGTAAAGTTAGAAGCTATAATGGATAAGGATTATAAGAAAGAAAGACAATTAATTATTGAGGCAATGTGGAAGACGTATGATAAAGCAATGGAACAACAACCGTCATATAATCGTAATGGGAAGAGAATAGATAAATATGATGTAAATAGTATAAGTGGGGCAAATAAGAGCTTAGAGTTGCTAGCTAAGACTTCTGGTCTCCTTATTGAGAAGAATGTAGTCAGTAATACTTCTAAGTCCGAAGTAAATAAGGTTATAGAGGTAGAGATAATATAATCATCAGAGCTTGTCAGAGCCTATATAAGGGCATTTATAACTAATCTAATGTAATTATATGCCTAATCCTTTCTAAAGCCCCGTATGTGTCCATTTTCTATACGTATCCATTTTCTAAAACGTGTCCATTTTCTATACGTATCCATTTTCTAAAACGTGTCCATTTTCTATACGTACAGTATAAGTTTACAAATAATAAAAAAAAGGTGGTGAAAAAATGAAGTTAGTCCTACATAAAGAAATGTTTAATGAGGTTTATGATGGCATAAATTCTAACAAGAAACGAGTAAAAATAATTTATGGAGGTAGTGGTTCGGGTAAATCATATGCTATAGCATCCAAAATAGTGCTAAAAACCATCCAAAATGAGGGGTGCAACGTATTGGTAGTCCGGAAGGTTGGGAACACTCTTAAGCACTCTGTATTTGCTTTGTTTAAGCAGATTATTCGGAAATACAAACTAGAGAATAAATTTTCTTTTAGAGAGACAGATAAAATTATTATTTTTCTACCAACTGGTAACCAAATAGTATGTAAAGGTATGGAGGACAGAGAGAGAATTAAATCAATCACTTTTCCTAATGGCATATTAACTGATATATGGATTGAAGAAGCTAGTGAAATAGATAAGGATGACTTTGTCCAGCTTAATTTAAGACTAAGAGGAGTAAGTCCAGTCCAAAAGCAAATTATTATCTCGTTCAATCCAGTTAATGCCGAAAGTTGGTTAAAATCCTATTTTTTTGATAATGAATATAATTGCTATATCCTAAAAACTACATATAAAGATAATAAATTTATAGAACAGGAATATGCTGATGAATTAGAGAGTTTGAGAATAACCGATCCTTTATATTGGGAAGTATATTGTAATGGAAACTGGGGTGTAATAGATAGTTCAAATTGTATTATATCATTAAAAGATTTGATTAGGGCAAAATCCACTAAACTTACAGATTATGAAGATGGAGAAATTACAATTAGTTGTGATGTAGCAAGATTTGGTGATGACTCTACAATTATTTTTTTTAAAAAAGGTAATAAAGTATTTCCACCAATTAAAATAGATAAATGTACACTAACGACCGTGGCAGACCGTATATATGACGTGTATAAGGACTTAAGAAGTACTTATGCTGATGAAACAATAAAGATTAATATTGACTCAACAGGATTGGGAATTGGAGTGGTAGATATACTTAGAAAGAAAGAGTTTGATAATGCTTATGTTAATGGGATTGCCTTTTCACACGCTCCCAAAGATAAAGAAAAATATGCTGATATAACAAGTGAAATGATGTTTACATTAAGAGATATATTGAGAGATGAAATGGTTGAATTACCAGCTATTGAAATCCTAATAACAGAGCTTGGCAGTAGAGCATATAATATTGATGAAAAAGGCAGATATAAAGCCGAAAGTAAAAGTAATTATAAAAAGAGAATAGGGAAATCACCTGATTATGCTGATGCCCTTATGTTATTATTTTATAGACCAAAATATATAGTATTTATGTAAAAAGGGGGTGAATAAATGAGTTTTAAAGATTTTTTTAAATTAAAGAATAATCCAACAGAGACAACAAGAACATTAACCAATTCTTACCGTGGTACAGCCCCAACGTTAAACTCAAAAGATATGGAAGGCTTTTATAATGAAGTAGCATATTTAAATTTGATGATTAGAAAAATATCAGAAGGGATATCAATGACTAAATGGAGACTACACAAAACAATAGCTGGTAAAAGAGTTAGAATTTTTGAGCATCCTATATTAGATTTGATAAATAACTTTAATCCATTAATGAAGACAGGTATGGATGGATGGTATTCAATTCAAAGTTGGTTAGAGATTAACGGTAACGCTTATTTAATGATGGAAAGAGACAACCAAGGTCTTCCAGTCTATTTATGGAGTATTAATCCCAATGATGTATTGGAATTACCAAGCAAAACAAATGATTTTAATTATATAATAAAGATTAAAGAAAATGTAAATAAAGTAGCGTTAACCGAGGTAATACATTTAAAAAATCTAAATCCACAAGATATATATGGAAAAGGTATTGGAACGATACACGCGATGTTAAATGTATTACAAACTACTAAATACAGCTCCAAACAAGTTGTCAATTATTTCTACAATCAAGCAGTTCCACCTTACATAATAGGTGCAGATGTAACGCCCGATCAATTAACAGAATTAAAGCAAAGTTGGAATATGAATAATAAAGGATTTTGGAATAGACACAAGCCTTATTTCACTAACTCAAGCAGTATCCAGGTTCAAAAATTAACTGATAGTTTTAATGATATGCAAATGTTACAAATACTTGAAAATGGTGCTGAAACAATAAGGCAATTATTTGGTATACCGCCTGAAATAATAGGTAAAGTTGAAAATTCAAATAGAGCAACTATACAAGGTGCAAGAGAAATATTTGCTAAAGAAGTATTAACGTATAGATTATTAAAGATACAAGAAACATTAAATAATACATTAGTTTTAGAGTTTGGGAACAATCTTACTATTGAATTTGAAAGTCCAGTACCAAGCGATAAAGAATTTTTATTGAGAGGTATGAGAGATTTTAAAGAACAGTTTAAATTTAATGAGATAAGAGAGTTATTAGGATTTGAGCCTGATTATGAAAAAGAAAATGAATATATGGAAGCAAGCGATGATATTATATTAGAGAAGGATAATATGCCTATAAACAGGGCTGATAATCCTAAATCTGATGAGGATATTAGAAGGGAAAAAGAGGTGAAATAATGAGAAGTGATTTAGAATTTAACACTATAATGAAATCCTTAAGAAAGGGTACATTATTAAACAAAAGATTAGAAACAGCGGTAAAGAGTTATGATGATGAAAAAAGAGTTATAAGCTTTGTATTTTCTACACCTAATAAGGACAGAAAAGGTGATACAATCAATAATAAAGGTTGGGAAGTAGAAGACTTTAATAAAAACCCAGTATTTTTATGGCAACACGATATGACAGAACAACCACTTGGTTTAATTAGTGGATTAGAAGTTGATGAAGATGGAAACTTGGTGGGTGATGTAGAGTTTTGGAAAAGCAACAGAGACCCAGTATTTTGGTCGGACTTTGATAAAAAAGCCGATAGTATTTATGAGCAATATAAAAAAGGATTTTTAAAAGGTGCGAGTGTGAGATTTAAACCGCTTGACTTTAATCCATCTACAAAAAATAAGAATGGTATTGATTATACATCACAATACTTGTTGGAAATTAGTGCGGTATCAATTCCAGATAATGCCGACGCTTTGTCATTAGAAGTCATTAAGGTTGAAGAAAAGGAAGCAAACCAAACAGAAGACTTTGCAAAAGCAGTAGCAAACCTTATAAATATAAAATAGGAGGACAAATATGTTAAAGAATACAAACGATATAAAAGTAGTAGCAGATACGATATATAAATCAATTGAGGGAAAGGTGGAAGATATGATGGATAAGAAAATGAGTAAATCGGCAATGGTAAGTGAATTAGTTGGAGGCAATGCAATAAAGGTAGATACAGTTAATAAAAGTGTTGTAATGTCAGAGAATTTTATAGACTATTTACAATTAGGTTCAGTTGCTAAAACATTGTCAACATTAGATGTAGGAGCGGGTGGGTATTTAGTTCCTGATGCTTGGTATGATAGAATTATAACAAGAGCAAGAGAGTTATCACCAATTAGACAGAATGCAAGCGTATCAACAATTTCAGTAGGGAATACATTACTTCTACCAACAGAAGGAACAACAGATTTTGCAACTGGTTGGATAGTAGAGGATGGAGAGAGAGTTAATACAGTTAATGGAGATTTTGCACAAGTAAGTATTGAAGTCCACGAAATGTATGCTAATCCTATGGCAACAAGAGCAATCTTAATGGATAATGCTTATGATTTAGAAGGATACATTATAGAAAAAATAGCAGAACAATTTGCATTACAGGAAGGTTTAGCTTTTGTTAATGGTAATGGAAGTGGAAAGCCTTTTGGTGTATTGGATGCAACAGCTGGTGTAACAGTATCAGCAGTGACTACAGCAAGTACTACAGCAATAACTTATGGTGAATTGGTAGATATGGTATACGGATTAAAATCTAAATATGCTAAAAATGGTAAATGGTATTTGAATAGAGGAACAGTTGGATATTTACAAGGTATTGCTGATACAACTGGACAACCATTATATAGACCTTCAGCAATAGTAGGACAACCTGCAACAATGTTAGGTTTTGAAATTGTTGAAGTGGACGCTATGACAGGATTTGAAAAAGATGGTTCAACAGAAAGTGAAGACATTATATTGTTTGGAGATATGAAATCAGCTTACCATATAGTTGATAGAAATGATGTTGGATTACAAAGAGATGATATAACTAAGAAAGGTTTCGTGCAATTCTATGCTTATAAAAGAGTTGGTGGAAAATTAGTATTAGGAGAAGCATTGTCTAAAATGACAGTTAAATCGGCGTAATAAATAATAACTTATAGGTATGGTTAATAGCCATACCTATTTTAATAAGGAGATGGTGATATGTTTGCTACTTTAGAACAAGCAAAACAATATTTAGATATAACAATCAATGACTATGATGATATGATTGCATTATATATAAAAGCAGGCACAAACATAGTTAAAAATTACATAAACAGACATATAGAATATAGGGAAGTGCTTTATAGTACGAGTGGTAATGATATGCAACTTTTAAAGGTTAATACTTGTCCAATAAAATCCATAATTTCAGTTGTAGTCGATGGTGAGGATGTAAGTTCGGAGTGTTCTATAGATACAGATAGTTATGTATACATATATAGAGAAAATGGTTTCCAAAAGAATTACAATAGAAGAACGTTTGATTTATTAGATAATAGTTTAGTGTATCCTAAAAGAGATATTACATTAAATATTACAGGTGGATATATATTACCAACAGAAGAAGACTCTGATTTTCCCGAGGATATACAAACAGTTGTACTAAATTTAGTAAAGTTAATGTTTCAAAACTCGTCAATAGAGAAATCAATTTCAAATGAAAACTACAATAGTTCTAATTTCTCATTCTCAAAAGAATATCAAGATGAAGTTAACGTAATAAGATTATCTGAATTTGATAAAGAAGTATTAAATAAATATAAAGAGGTGAAATAAATGAGTAGAACTAAATATGAAGCAGTATATAAAGAAACATATAATGAAGTACCAGCTGGTGGAACAAATGGTCAAGTATTAAAAAAGGTTTCGGATACAAATTATGATACAGAATGGCAAACCGTAACAGGGACTGGAAGTAATTTTAATGATTTATCAGATACGCCAAATGGTTATACTGGAGAAGCAGGTAAAATAGCGACAGTCAACTCAACAGAGGATGGGCTTGAATTTACAAATGTAGAAAGTGGTGGTGGCGGTTTAACTGAAACATTTACAGCTGGTGAAAATATAAATGGTGGTAAATTTGTTAAAGTTATTGATGATGAGATATATGAAAGAAAATTAGCAAGTGGAACAGATTATTTTAATGGCGTATCTCAAGAATTTAGTCCTGGAGCAGAATATGTTTGTACATCTGTTAAAATATCTGATACTGAAATGTTATATGCTTATAATGATAGTACTAATACTCAAGGTTTTGGTGCTGGTAAATTAGTCGTAAATGTATTAACTTTCAATCCAACAACTAAAACATTGGTTAAAGAAATAGGTATACCAATTACAACAGCAGGATATTCAATATCATTAATAAGAATGAGTGATAATAGATATATTGTCACTACAGAAAGCTCAATGGGATGTTTTATTAAGTTATTAAGCATAAGTGGAACAACAATTTCAATAGTTAATAGCGGTACAATAAGTGGAAAACTTACCAATTTTTCGGTTGTAAGAATTACGGATGAAATATTTATATATACGGGTAAAGACACATCTTATGTACTTAATTTTGGAGTGGGTAATATAACAGGAGACGTTGTTTCAAAAGGTAGTAAAATACCTGCAACAACAACATCATTATCACAAACTAAAATTGTAAGAATTAATGATGATAAAGCTATGATTAGTGGTGTTAGTGGTGGTACTGTTTATTGTTCGGGTATTGATATAACATCACCAACAACAGCAACTCAAGGTGCGGAATATCCAGTAATTGAAAGCATTAACGGAAATGGACAATTAGTATCACTAAATGAAAACCACGCATTAATAGTTTCATATCTTTCTGATACAGTTGATACATTGTTCTATACTATGGTTTATTTTGATAAAGATACTAATACAATAACTAAAAGCGTAAATATTGGAGAGTTTAATGTTACAGGAGATGCGGATTATGATTATGATAATGTATATGTTAAATTTTCGGGCAATACAATTGGCATCCCAGTTGCACACAATAACAATTACACATACAATATAAATGTAATCACATATGATGAAGATGCTTTTATTCCATTTAAAGTTGTATCTGAAATGAATACAGTTTTATTTAAAGATATAAGTAGTTCTGATATAATATGTTTAGAGAATTTAGGTGATGATTTAGTTATAATAGCATTATCAGGAATTATGTATTACACGGTTAGTGCTTTAAAGAATTACGAGCCAATTAGAAAAGGTAGTAAATATGGTGTTATATCTGAAAGTGTACTTGATGGGAATGATGTTGATGTATCCATATTAGGAGTTGAATAATTATGGCTAATACGATAAATAGAGTTCAGAGAAGTGCTGAAAAAGGATTTAATGCTTTATTGGATCTATTTGGAACAGAGGTTTTACTTACAAGTTCTGGAGACACACAAACAATAACTTGTTTAGTTGAAAAACCATTACAAGTGGTAGATAGTAATGCTACAGCGGTAAATAAATTAGACGCAACATTTCAATTTCTAAAGTCTAGTTTTACAATGGATGGATTAGATAAAATAACTTGGGAGTCAAAAGATTGGTTTGTATCTAATGAAAGTTCACTAAATAAAGATGATGATTTAGGTATATATAGTTGTATAGCAACACTTACCTGGTAAAAAGGAGATGAAACAATATGGTTAAAACAGATGGAAGAATATCACTTAGAGGTTTACAAGATTATATATTAAGTGGAGATGAAACAACAGGGTATAAAATGAATGTAGTTGGTGAGCTTTCTACCCCTAAAGATAATGTAGTTGAATTTATATCAAACAACACATCAGTAACTCATACATTAGGACAAATAAGTAAAAAGATATCATTTAGTAATGATGGAGATACCTCTATAATATTCACTATAAATAGTGTAGCAATTACATTATTAACTGATGAAGTATTTGATGGTGAGTTTGAGGACTTTACTGAAATAATAGTGAATAATACAGGTTTGGCTAATTATAGAATTATAATATTTGGATAGGAGGAAATTATGGGAATTATAAAGAAAAATAATAAATATGATAATACTGAAAGTGGTTTAACCGCCACTACAGTCCAGGGTGCGATAGATGAATTAGATGTAAGTACTGATGTAGCATATACACATAGTCAAGTAATTGTAGGAAATCCACACAACATAAGTAAAACAGAAGTAGGATTATCAAATGTATTAAATGTTGAGCAAATACCTTTAACTGAAAAAGGTTTAGCAAATGGGGTAGCGACTTTAGGTGTAGATACTAAAATACCAATTTCACAATTACC